TCAAGGCTCACTCTGATGCGGAGAGAGAGCTGTCCGTGGCAAGAAAAAGGATCGAAGATGCCATCGAAGGAAACCAGGACCTGCGGAATATCGTAACAGATTGGTCCTTTCACATGGTGGACTTCGCCCACGAAATGGTCGGAAACTCCCGCATTGCCGCCCTGGTCATCACCTGCTGCATCGAATACATGAGGCCACGCCTTCCGCCGGCGGAGGAGTTCAAAAGCCCACTGCGGGAAGTCTGGATCAACAGGGAAAGGGCTCCATGGACGAGCTGACAATGGAGCTTCTCGTTGTGGTCCAGGACCTTCAAAGACGGGTGAATAACCTTCTTCGGCCTGGGCGCATCATCGCCGTCGATCCCAAAGCTGAAACCGTTCGCGTTCGACTTTCCGATGGTGATGGCTCGGAAGGAAGTCTTCCGCTCGATACTCCCTGGATCAAGGTCATGCAGGAGCGTGCAGGCGAAACGTCGAGCTGGGAGTTTCCCGAGATTGGCGAGCAGGTCCTGGTGCTATCGCCTGGTGGCGAACTCAGTGGCGGCCTTGTTGGGCATGCGATTCATTACGCTGATCACCCATCGCCATCCACTGATCCCAAGGTGAAGATCCATCGCTTTTCGGACGGATTCTCGTTCAGCTATGACCAGACCTCGCACACGCTTCTGATCTCCCGCCCTTCGGAACTTAGCATCGTCATCGATGCCGAAAAGCTCCAGGTCAAAGCAAAAACTGTCGAGTTTCAGACTGAAAAAGCGGCCATTCGCAACGCAGCCGGCGACGAGTTTTTGGGACTGACTTCCGCAGCATTCAAGTCTGTGCAGAAATCGCAAACCGCAACCATGATGGGTCCGCAGCCCCTTCTCCCAGCTTCAAGCGAGCTGAAAGGGATGACTACCAAAATGGACTCTTTCGGAGGATAGCCTTGCCACTCATAGGCACTGAAAGCGCACTGGCCGATGCTCTCCATGCAGCCGCAACAGCCACCAGCGGTGATGCAAAAGTCGCCTGGAAGAAAGTTGCGGAAATCATCATCAGCCATATCACGGCCAACGCCCTGGTCACAGGTACAACTCCGAATGGCCCTCTGACCAACGGAAAGGTCACATGATCGGAATGGACGAAGTCACCGGCCAGCGCATCGAAGGCGACAGCTGGCTGAGGCAGGCCGTCCGACGCGCAATACGAACACCAAAGGGAACAAGGCCGATGTTGAGGTGGTACGGAACAAACTATCTAAAATACATAGCCGCGCCGATCACGAACGCATCCCTTCTTGAACTGACCGGCGATCTCGCCGACAGCATCGAAGCCACCATCCCCGGCAGCACGCTGCAAACCCTCACCGACCAGAAGAACGGTTCAGAAATTCTCATCTCGCTCACCATCGGAAAAGAGCAAAAAATCATCGGAGTTTAAGCCCTTGGATCTTCCGCAGATTATCGAAACGCCAGACTTTCAGGCGCAATTCAAAGACGCCCTCAAACGCTTTACTGAATCCTATCGCAAGATCGTTCCCGACTTTTTGGAACCGACCGCCGCTGACCCCATCTATCACATTCTTATTGAACTCACGCTCAACAAGGTGATCGGAACTGAGAAAATCAATAGCGCTGCATACGCGCAGCTCGTCAAACTCTCGAATGAAATTGACTTTATATTCAAAGGAAAAATCCGCCCTGGTGAAAGCTATGAGGCCTACCGCGACCGCATGCGTGGGACCAAGGACCAGGCTTCCACGGCCGGCACCCCGGCCATGTATAAGGCCCTGACCTTTCTTTACGGTGAGGCATCCCTTACGGCCGCGGGCTTGACCCGAACGGCCTCTGTCATGGACGCTTACGTGCAGGCTGCGAACGGTGAGCTTTTGATCTCGGTGCTAATCAACTCGGACGCCGCTGATCTCAAAGCTGCCGTCGTAAACTCACTGACCGAAGCGTTTAAAAAGGAAACCGTCAAACCCGCTCTCGATTCTGTGACTTTTATCGAAGCAAGGGCCGTTCCCTTCTCCATCAATGCTGTGATCTCACTCCAGCCGGGTTACACAAAGGCCTATCAGGCGCGCATCGAAGAGAACTTCCGAAAGTCATTTGAAGCTCAGAAAAAACTTGGCTGGGCGCCGACCATGAGCTGGATCGTGCGCGAACTCCATCAGCCCGGTGTCCGCTCGGTCATCCTGCAATCGCCCGCAACGAATATCCCGGTTCAAGCCGATCGCTACGCGACCATTACGCGGCTCGATCTCACGGTCGAGGAAAGCGCATGATCGAGACTCATATCCGGCAATACTACCCCGACTATGATACAGCGCCGATCGTTTCGATAAGGCTATCCCAGGACCCCGCCATCCGCGATGCAATCCTCTGGGAATACGGACTTGATCCTTTGCTCCCTTTCGCCATCGACCCGGCGCGCATCAACGACGAGATCACCGACTTCATTCGTCTCCGTGGCACTGTTGCCTCAATTCGCCTGGCACTGCGCTGGGTCGGTTTTCCCGATGCCCGCTTTGTCCGCCTCAGCTCTTCCACCTATGAAGTGGACGCCGGCCGAAAGCCAAACGAAAGGGAAATCCTGGCAATTCGCGCTGCACTTTCTGTCTCGGTGCAGGCTCGCGGAACTCTTAAACGCATCTTTAACAAGGACTTTGAAATCAAGTATGGCTGATGGATACGTACACGGAATTGTAATCAAGGAAGGCTCGGGTGAGATTCGCACCATAAGATCGCCAAGTCCTTCCGTCGTTGGACTCGTTGGAACTGCAGCGGCCGCTGGCACGACTCTTAAGGCTCTTGTCCCCGAGGTCTTCTTCAAAGAAAACACTGCTCTTGAAGCTGTTTATCCTTCCGGTTCAAGCGGACCAAAGGGAACTCTCTACCAGGCACTTCGCGGAGTCTATGAGCAAACCGATGCAACGGTCGTGGTGGTGCGTGCCCTATCCAGCTCCGACGCCGATATCATGGCAGCAATTGATAAACTCGAAGACGCCGAGGCCTTGACTGGCTTTAAGCCAAAGATTCTGGCTGCACCTGGGTTTGGCTACACCCCACCTGCCGAAGTTCAATCCGTTTCCATACCTTTAACGGCACCATTGAATAACAAAAAGACAACTGCCACTGTGGAGGTAATCAATGGCTGATGAAGTGGCGAACCCCATCGCCGTAAAACTTAAATCCATGGGCAAACGCCTGGGGGCCATCGTTTGCCTCGATGGACCGGATGACTATGCCGAAGCAGAGAAATTCCGAAAGCTTAACGGCGATGAACGCATTTATATTACATCGCCGCGCCTCAAGGTATCCGACGACAGTATGATCGTGAACGTTCCTTCCAGCGCGACCGCTGCCGGCATCTTCGCACTTATCGACTTCTGGCGCTCACCCTCCAATCAGGAAGTCCAAGGGGCACTCGGGACATCAGTTCCCATTTCCTTCGCGCTGGATGATCCACAATCCATGGGTCAGCGGCTCAATGCCATTCAAGTGGCAACCTTCGTTCGGCAGGATGGTCTGAGGCTTTGGGGCGCCCGCGGCACAGGTGATCAAACCAACCTTGCGACCAATCAGATCCAAAAGGTTCGCATCCGCGACGCCATACGGGAGGCGATCATCGCATCACACCGCTGGGCGGTGGCGGCCGGAATCACAAACAACCTTTTCTCTGCAGTCGCATCAAGCGTCAATGCTTACCTGGATGAACTCACACGTCTCGGCGCGATTGCCGGTGGCAAATGCATTCCTGACGGCGACTTTAACACACCGGGGAACCTCAACGACGGCAAGGCATTCTGGACTTATGACGTCACCCCTACCCCTGTCGTTGAAACCATGACCTTCACCGAAGTCCTCACTCAAAAATATCTGGCTGGAATAGGAGCAGCCTAAGCTGATGACAAACTCGATCCGTCTGATTTTTCTTTCCGTAGCCCTGTTTCTCACTCTGGGCGTATTCGCACAGACCACCACCCCACCTTTCTCTGACAATGAACAGCCGATTTTTTCCAACACCTACCTGATCGACAACGTGTCGAACAACTCGGTCAGCGGTGATCTCACGCTTCGCATCAATAAAAAAGCCCCTTTTGATTGCAAGACCAAGGCGGACTGCCCTGCGTCGGTGATCATCTCCAACGCCAACGGCAGCGTGAACATGCCGGTCGATGTCAATGTCGGCTCACTTTATGTTGGCAAGGCTCTGACCATTGACTCGACTGGTCGCTGGGTTGGACCTAGCAGCGGTCTGCGCGGTGATAAGGGCGACACAGGCCCGCAAGGTCCCATGGGCCTTCAAGGCCCAAAGGGCGACGCCGGCCCCATCGGACCAGCGGGACCTCAGGGTTTGAAGGGCGATACCGGAGCAACCGGAGCAACCGGAGCAACCGGAGCAACTGGTCCACAAGGCCCTCAAGGACTCAAAGGCGACACTGGTGCCACAGGGCCGGCTGGTCCTCAGGGTATCAAAGGCGATACAGGAGCTACCGGAGTGGCAGGACCGCAAGGTCCAAGAGGCGACATCGGCCCGGCAGGACCCCAAGGCATTCAGGGCTTCAAAGGAGACACGGGTGCGATGGGACCTCAAGGACCACAGGGCGTCAAAGGCGACACAGGCCTGACAGGAGCTCAAGGCATCAAAGGCGACAAAGGAGATCCGGGGGATGGTTGCTGGTATGACGATCAAACGCAAAGGATCAACTGTGCTGGCGGAACATGGATTCCCCTTTCCTCGATCAAAGGACCGCAAGGCGATCGCGGAGCAAGCGGACCCACGGGACCCACGGGCGCAACCGGTCCTGCGGGACCGACCGGACCAACTGGGCCTTCGGGAGCGACTGGACCAACTGGACCTCAAGGACCTGCCGGCTTTCGTGAATGCCGCACCGTTACTGCAGACATAGGACCTGATTCGGCGGGTGGGACCAATCCACAGACGCTTTTTGTTTTCGCCGACTGCAACGGAACAGCGAAGCCATCCATTGTAACAGGCGGGAGCTGTTTTGCCTCAAGTGGAAGACCACTGCTTTTGAACGTTCCAACGATTGATTCCACGATCAACCCAAGCACAGGAAAACCCATATTCAACCGCTGGCAGTGTCGCGGCGAAAGTACCAACAACACCTCGGGAAGACTCACCGCCACAGCCATCTGCTGCAGTAACTGATCTCGACCCCTAATCCTCCGCGGCTGGCTCCCAGCCCACCATGCCAGCCGCCTTCTCCTCTCCCTGGAATCAAAGATGAAATATCCCAAGCATTTGAAAAACTTCAATGTGACATTCGGCGTGTCGGAATTTTCTGGCGTCTGCGAAGAGATCACCCTTCCAAAGATCAAATACAAAACCGAGGAATGGCGCGGTGCGGGAATGGACGCGCCCATCGAAATCCCTGTTGGACTTGAAAAGCTTGAATGTACCATGAAATTCGGTGAGCAAACCATCGAAGGTTACGTGTCTGCAGGCGTTGTCCTTTCAGGATTTGTTACCGTAACCATCTTTGGTCACATCGCAGCCATCGATGGAAAGACCGATAACCTCACCTGCATCCTGCGCGGCTGGATCAAAACGGTCGATCCTGGAACTTTCAAAGCTGGTGATCCCAAATCCGCAACCCAGACCCTTGAGATGTCCGTTATCAGCTGGATAATGACTCGCGGCGTCATTCCTCTTGTGACGATTGATGTCATGCGCGGCATCACGATGCACGGACCACTCGATCAGCACGAAGCGGCGCGCAAAGGCCTCAAACTCACCTGATCCCACCCACTCCAGGAGATAAGCATGGACCTTCCTTTGATCGAACCCTTTCACTTCAAGGGCAAAAAATACGAGTCTGTCACGCTCTCCGACTACTTCAAAACCCGCCACAAGATGGCTCTTGCGAATAACGTCAGCAGAACCGAAAGCGAGCAGCACGAAGCACTTGTCATGTCTTTCTGCGAAAACCTGCCAGCCGAATCCTTTGGCGATATCTCTGCGGACGACATGGACCTGATTGCAAATCACGTCAATGAAGTCATGGAAAAATACGCCGCGCGGCATGGCCTCATGGAGCAGGGCGGTGCTGGAAAAAAGCCAGGGAAGCCATCCAGCGGGAACCGGCAAAAACGCTGATGCGAAGCATCGCCATCATGCGCGAACGCTACGGATTCACAGCCACCGAATGCCTGGAGATGGCCTATGAGGAATTCGATCGCTGGCTTTGCGCACTGATAGACGAGGAGTCGAAAAGCGATGACGAGGATGGAGAGGAAACCTGGGAAGCCGTAAATGCCTGATAGACATGTAAGCGTAAAGATAAGGGCTGCATTTGATACAGCCTTCAACGCAACCTTCATGACGGCCGATGAGCGGGTCAAGGGACTTGAAAAAAGCCTTAAAGGACTCAAGGCTACGTCGGCCGATATCCAAAACTATAAGACCAGTCGGGAGTCGGTACAAAAGCTGACGGCGGATATTGCATCCCAGACTGCTGAGCTGGAAAGAGCCAAGGACTCAAGAGTCAAGGCAGCAGGGGCTGCGAAGGTCTTTAACGATGCCGAACGAAAAGCTTCAGCAGCTGTGCAGCAGAGCCTCGCCGACTTTCGACTGCGACGTGACGCCTATGCGAAGGAGAAGGAAGCCCAGGAGAAACTTCTCAATCCCTCCAAGGCCCAAAAGGAATACCTGCGCCAGTTGAAAAGAGAGCGCGATGAGGCGAAGAAGGTCCACGAGTCGGCTACTTCCGAATTGAAGAAAGCCACTGCCGCCGCCAATGATCATCGGAAAGCGGCACTTGCTGATGGAACCAGCGTTGAGCTTCTTACCAGGAACGAAAAGGCTCTGGCTTCCACACTGAAGGCAACTGAAGCCCAGCTTAAAAAGAGCGAGGAGAATTCAAAGAAGTATGCCGAGTCTTTGAGAAAGGCCGGGGTCAATGTCGATGAACTGGATGCAGCAGAAAAGAAGCTCAACCAGACCATGGCCCATCAGAATGCTGCCATTAAAAGCCATAGCCGGGCTCGAACCTTTTCTGATCGCGCTGACGAGTTGCGCTCGGATGCCACCCGGAATGCAGTTATGGCCGTCGGGCTTGGCTACCTTTTCACCAAACCTCTGGCCTCTGCCATTGCTTTTGAAAAGCAAATGTCCCGCGTCAAAGCCATGGCCGGAGCGACATCGGCTGAGTATAAGGTTCTGAAGGATGATGCAAGGCGACTTGGCGCTGAGACCGTGTACTCGGCCCTGCAGGTTGCGGAAGCCCAGAACGAACTGGCAACGGCCGGCTTTCGGACCAACGAAATCATTGAAACGATGCCACACCTTTTGGCCCTTGCCAATAGCAGCATGACGAGCCTTGCGCGAACGGCGGAAATCACAGCATCGGTCCTTCGTGGCTTCAGCATCGATGTCAGTGAAATGGAGCGGGTCGGTGATGCACTGACGGCCGCCTACACTTCGTCCGCATCAAGCCTTGAATCTCTCGGTGAAATGCTGAAATACGTCGCGTCCATCGCCACAGTCACCGGATCAAGCCTTGAAGAAGTCCTCGGCGCTTCGTCGGTTCTCCACAACAATGGCATAACAGGCTCAATGGCCGGCACCACAATGCGGGCGTTCCTCCTTCGCCTCTCCGATCCCCCGCGAGCCACGAAGAAGGTTTTGGAGGACATGAACGTCAAGCTTCGTGATGGCGCAGGCAATATGCGCAACTGGCTTGATATCATCCACGATATGAATAAAGCCCTTCTCGGAACAGGCACCGCCCAGCAGGCAGCAGTCTGGAAAAAGGTTGCTGGCGAGGAAGCTGCGCCTGGCGTGGCGAAGATAGCGGAGGCCGAAAAGAGCGGAGCCCTTCAGCTTGAGATCAAAAAGTATCAGCTGGCTCCAGCTTTCAATAAGCTGGGCGAGAATCTTCTCAGCATGCCTGACACAAAGATCAAGGAACTGGCTGGTAGTATGGGCGTTCAGTTCAATCGCGCCATGTCGGGCGGCGGGATGATTCAAAGCCTTGCGGGATCACTCAAAGGCCTCAAAGGCGAAGCTTACAATCAGCAGCTGGCGAAGATTATCTCCGGCATCGGAATGGCTCCATCTCTCTCCGATATAAAGACGGCCGAGTTCGACGCTAAAGATCCTGCGGCCCAGAACGCTTTGAAAGCCCTTCGGATTAAACCTACAAAAGCCCTTGGTGGTCAAAAGTCCAATGAGGAGCTGACGCGCGAAGTCAAGACTGCACTTCAAACCCTGCCAATGGAAGAGCAGCTTAAATACATCGAGATTTTCTTCTCCAAAACCCGCCGTGGAATGCGCGATCTCTTCAAGGAATTCTCGCGGAGCGGCAAGGATTCCGATCAGCTCGTTCAGGCTCTGGATGAAACCCAGAACATGAAGAAGACCCGCAAGGCACTGAGCGAGAATGCGGCCAACGATCTGGAGCAAATCACAGGCGACTTCGGCGACATGATGGTGTCGCTCGGCGACGCCTTTCTGCCGGTGCTCAAGGACATTACAAATACCGTCAAACCACTAACTGAGTCGTTCTCAAAGTGGATCTCAAAGCACCGTGAAGTGGCCAAGTGGGTCATGATAACTGTTGGCGGGCTCGCCCTTCTCAATGGTGTCCTTGCCGTCAGCAGGTTCGCATTAGGTGGCGTTGTCGAAGCCGTCGGCAAAACCTACAAAGCTTTTGGCAAGAATAAGCTGCTTGGCCGCATCTCGCGAGGGCTGTTCAAGGGAGCGAAACGTGGCGGATCAGGCATCCTGAGAGGAGCAAAGTTTCTATCCAAGGCTGGGCTGGGCGGACTTTCAAAGGTTGCCCGGGCTGGCGCAAAGATCGGAATGAAAGGCATCAGCATGGGCGGATCACTTTTGCTCCAGGGCGCGCAGAAGCTGATCTCTATGGGTCCAGCCATTTCCAGCGCAATTGGTGTCGTCATCACCGGCATTCGCGCGGTCGGTGCGGCGCTTCTTACGACGCCGATCGGTCTGACAATTACCGCCATCTCCGTCGCGCTCTTTCTCGTTTGGAAAAACTGGGGTGTGATCCAGCCCTGGCTCATCAAAAAATGGGAAATGCTGAAGGTTTACTTTTTCGATCTGCTCTCGCGCGTCACGACGGCCGTCAGGTCCGCCTGGGGTTGGATCAAAGAGCACATGAGCTGGCATCCGGTCGTCTACATTGCGAAAAACTGGGAAAAGTTGATCGGCATGTTTAAGACGGTCTACGAGAAGATCAAGCCATACATAAGCAAAATATTTCCAACGGACGATACCGACATCTCGATTAGCGGCCCTGAGAAGCCAGGCTTTCTTTCCCGCATGGTGGACGCGGCCGATAAAGGCACGAACGATGCGAAGGATTTTTTTTCTGGGCTGTTCGAGTCGCCAGTCAAGGACATCAAATCCGACGTTCCAACTCTTCCCAGCGAAGCCCGTAGCGAAGCTGGCTATACCCAGCGCAATGTGATCACCGTCAATGCAAAGATTCATGTTGATGCAGGCCCCAAAGCGCCCATCGAAGTTGCGCAAAAAATCAAAGCAGAGATTCAGTCGGCGTTTCGCATGACGCCATCATTTGATCTCTTTGATGAACCCATGGTGAGCTGATGGCCGTCGATCCCATCCCACTGACAAGAAAAGAGGTCCTGGCGCGGCTCGGTGATTTTTCGTTCGAGCTGCTCACCCTTGTGCCGGACAAGATGGATAGGGAGACGACCTATCGCTGGGTTCGGCAGGAGCCGATCAATGCGCCGCCGGTCTTCCAATACCTCGGTGCCAATCCCCGCGATGAAACCGCCACCGCGCACCAGGATATCTGGACAGTTGCAGGTGTTCTCTATCCCGAGGTGTCGGGCCGCATCGATCACCTTAAAAAGCTGCGGGAAATCGCACTCTCTGGAAAGCCGCAGCGCTTCGTCTATGCAGACACTGTGCTTGGCCAGAACCTTGGACTTTGCATTATTCACCGCATAAAGGAATCCCGGACTATCTTTTACGGTGACGGGATTCCCCGCAAGATTGAATTCACTCTTGAACTGGAAAAATTCAGTGCGCAATCGACCGCTCAATGACGGCGAGGAGCTGGACCGTATCTGCTGGGATGAGTATGGCGAGCTGCCTGGTTCGGTGGAAGCCGTCCTGAGAGCAAACTGGGATCGGCTCGACCTTTTTGACAATCTCGGCCGCGTCACTCCATTGGCTCTTCCCACCACCATTTTTCTTCCCGACCTCACCCGCCCTACCGACACAACACAAAGTGTGAGAATTTTTGATTGATCCCGAACTTCCGCATCATCTCCGATGGCAAGGATCTGACCAACGCCATCAGAAGTCGCCTCCTTAGACTTACAATCCGCGACGAAAAGAAGCTGAAGTCAGACTCCCTCTCTATTGAGTTGGCCGATGACCCGCCGATCACTTTGCCAAAGGACAACCAGGTCTTCGATGTCGCCATCGGCTACAAAGACCTTCTGGTCAATGTCGGCAGCTTCGCAACCAAGCATATCGCCGTATCCGGTCCACCGCGCATTTTGAAGATCGAAGCTTCGGCAATGAACCAGGCAGCGGCGATCAAGACGCGGCGCGAGCAGTCCTGGGAGTCCACGACGCTTGGCGATCTGGTCGCGGCCATCGCCCGCCGAAATGGACTTACGCCCGCGGTGATCCAGGACCTCAAATCCATTCCAATTTCTCATGAGAACCAGACGGAGTCGGACGCCGCCTTCCTTCAGCGGCTCGGGCGCCGGTACGATTTTCTGTTCAAAGTCGCAAACGGACGATTGATTGCAACCCCTTTTGACAAGAGCCGCAAGGCTTCTGGCGGTGAGCTTCCAAAGATCGAAGTTTCAAACCCAATACGGTACGAGTTTTCAGGAGATCAGACTAGAAAGTATACGGGCGTAAGGGCCTACTGGTACGACTCCCAGGCTGCAGCGAAGCGTTATGTTTTTTTCGGGCAGCAGGGCGTTGTGCTGGAACTTGAATTCAATCAAGTGTCCGAAGCCCAGGCGCGCAAGGTTGCCGAGGCGAAGTTCCGTGAGGTATCCCGGAAAGGCAAGACGCTTAGCTTTACCGTGCCTGGCAACCTGGACTTGGCAGCGGAAAGGAAGTGTATGGTGACAGGCATACGCCAGGGGATCGACGGAGAATGGATCATCAAGACCGTAGAGCACACCATTGATGCAAGCGGCTTTCTGAGCAGTGTTGAGTGCTCTGTGAGCGGTTATGCTCTCCAGAGCCCAGTTGATGAATCAAGCGAAGATGACTCGTGATGCGCTCTCAGGGCCATACTATGCGAAAGCTTTTTTTCTCAGCTGTCCGTTTAGGATGTGTCCTTTCAATGAACCCATATTTTTCCAAAGAAGTCATTGAAGTCGAAACGTGCGTAAAGTGACAGTTCGTTCCTTGCTCAATTTCTTGATTGGAATAGAGAAGCCACCCTCTTCCCTCTCTGATTGTTCGGCCAAGCAGATATAGAGCAATTCTAATCTCTCGCAGTCCAAACTCAGAAGATGCTAAGTAGCTAACCACCCGAGAAACAAATTCTCTTTCCGCTTCATTTGAATCGGTTAGTAGGCTTTGTATCAAAGTGTTTTCGCTAGTACTGTGCGCGCCCTTCTTGACTAGCGTCACCTCTTTTGCTTGCTCTACGATAGGTGATTCGACGCTTACCGATTCGGCTTTAGCTATATTAGCGTTTGCCGTTTTAGCGATTGCCTTTTGGGCATTTGCTGTTTCAGCGAACATACTATCTGATATCGCCAATTCAGTCTTGGCCTGATCTGACTTAGACGCATCAGGAATTGCCGATACAGCTATTGCCGTTCCAGCATTTTCTGAATTGGCTTTAGCTAATTGAGCGTTATCTGTTTCGGCTTTTGCTTTGATAGCATTTTCTGCTTCAGCTTTTCCTATTTTAGCATTTTCTGTTTCGGCTTTTGCTGTCTCAGCTATTGCTGTACTAGCAAAATCCGACTCGGCTATATCCATTTTAGCTTTTGCTGTTTTAGCTATTGCCGAATCAGCAAATCCTATCTCGTCTACAGCTATTACAGCGTTCGCTGCTTCAGCAATTGCTAATTCGGAGTTTGCTGAATTAGCAATAGCCGCTTCGGCTAAATCGAATTCTGACTTAGCTGAAGAAGCATTTGCCAAATCAGATATAGATGTTTCAGCATTAGCTGACTTGGCGTCTGCTGAAATGACTTCACATGTTTCAAGTCCAGGTTCAGACACAGTTGCAGAAACGATATTCTCTTGCGTGGAGATCGTGTTCGAGTCTGAAAAACTGCTCGCTTCTGGATCAGTCCGCGGAGTAACTGCACTTTCACGCGCTTCCGATTCAACGGCAGCATCATGATTAACTAACGGTAATGACTCCAATTTATCTGAAATGTCATTAGCTGAATCAGCTAATGCTGAATTAGCTAAGTCCCCTGCTGAAGTAGCTTGTTGCTTCTTCAACTTTTGAGGCGGTTTCGCGGTCTTTGAACGACCTTTGGCAAGGAGGCTTTCAATATCCATGGGTCACAGCCTCCGCGACGGTAGCAGCACCCTTCTTAGCTTTAGAACCTAACTGGGTTTTCCAAGAATCGATTTCGAACAACTCAACAAGCAGCTTATCGATGCTATCTAAAGCCGGTGCCTTAGTACGTGGTACGCTCCAAATGGAATCGCCACTGGTCAAAGCTTTTACAAGCGCGTTAGAGTTTGGAATGACTTCTTTGCAGAGATGCTCTTTGCTGAATACCATGTTCAAGTCTGACAACATTTCAAACGATAGATTCGTCCTCTGGTCGAATTTATTGATCACGACCTTATAGTCACCTTCTGACTCATATTCCTGTTTAACAAAATCAATATGCTTCTTCATGAGCTTCAAGCCCTTAACAGAAAAGCCTTCAGTATTGACTGGAATAAGTGCGCATCCGGTAAAAGCATGGGCAGCAAAAGAAACTCGATTGAACTCTCCAGCCAGATCGACAAAGATTGCGTCATACTCGTCTTTCGCACCAATCAATAGACGCGAAAATATCTTGCCGACGTCTGCGCCAGAGTTCACAAGCGCCAAATCCAGTTCCGCTAATCCAAGGTTAGATGGAAGAACGTGAAGGTAAGGCGTAACTTCAAAGAGCGCATCATGCCAGTCATAGGTTTCGCCAGCGATACGCTTATCAAATAAATCCTTCATAGTTACGACGTCTTTATGATCGTCGTTAATGCCCAAACTATTTGTCGCATTCGCTTGCTTATCTAAGTCAATGACCAGCGTTCTATGAGCGTATGTGCTGGCTCTGGTGCTCAAGCCATGCGCTAAAAGTGTCTTACCGACGCCACCTTTAACGTTATGATGGCAAAATGCACGCTTCTTCTTCTTCAAACTGCCACGCAAAGAAATGATTCTATCTAGGGTCGCCGGATAGATTCTATGCTGTCGCTGCCCTTTTTGCTGAGTCTCAATCCCATTGTCTTTGCACAATTTGTGCAAACCTTGAACAGTAATGCCGAGGACATTCGCTACATCAACTGGTGTCAAGTACAATTCCATCGCCGCGAGACTCCCCCAAGAGTTTGGTTTAAAAAAATCATAGCATGCGGCTGTTGATTTAAACCATCAAAAATAAACTTTCTGAATAAAATACTGAGGTGTCCAAAGTGTCGGGCTGGTTGCACACCTTAGCTATTTTAGCTTTTTCTTTTTCAGCGAAAGCTGTTTCAGCTAACTTGCATATTAGCCGTTTTAGCAATTGCGCTTCTAGCAAAAGCTGCATTGGCTAACTTGTACCGCCCCTTCGATTGTAGCGAACAGTCAGATTTACGATTGTCTTACTGTCTGTCTCAGAGCTTGTCCTATTGGCTGTCTCAAAGCATGCAATATTGAAAAATTAGATTTTCTACGGTACACCGGGAGATCCGAGCAAATCTGTCGCTGCTAAACTGGCAATTGCTACAACAGCTGTCGCCAATACAGCTGTCGCCAATACAGCTGTCGCCAATACAGCTGTCGCCAATACAGCTGTCGCCAATACAGCTGTCGCCAATGCAGCTGCTGCTAGATCAGCGATTGCCGATTCGTACGATTATATTTTCAAATTTAACTCGTTAGACTTTTTAAAGTTAGAAGTGCGGACTGCGAAGTCAGCACGGAAGTTTACAACCTTGCATTTGGACCCGGCTGCCAAGGATGACCAACCAGAATTTACTCATGGAGCACGCCAGTGAACTGGCCGACCTCGCTGCCGCATGCGGGATCGATTGGTATCAGATCAAGGATCTGACGGCCGGCACGCATCATGATCTCCCCACAATCCATAAGAAGTACAGCAAACGCTGTACCATGTGGGTCCGCGAGTTCACAGATAAGGGTGGCAGTCCGCAACTCAGCATCACTTTCCACACTCGCAAGCACGGCGGTGTCACACGCAATTGGTATTCGCGCTCACCCGGTGGCTACGGAGGACAGCTTCCGAAGCGAAACGTCAGCCGCGAGGAAGCCGAACGAAAGCGCCGCAAGGAACGGTTCCTTGCCTACCAGAAAGGCTGGGACTCCGCGCAAAAAAGCACCGGGTTTCCCTATCTCGATACAAAAGGCATCGCTGCCATCCTAGATCATTTTGAGCTGCGGCAGACCTCGGATCGCAAGGTCACAGGCAGCGGAAGCGTGACCCCATTCATTTGTTTTCCGCTTTTCAACCGCGACGGACACTACGTTGGACTTCAGCGCATATACGCCGATGGAACCAAAAAGCTTACTGCTGCTGTGATGGAAGGGCAGTACGTAGGTGCTCATTCCGTCATCGGAGATCCGGAGGCGAGCAATGTTATCTACATTGCTGAAGGCTTCGCCACCTGCGCCAGCATTTTTCTGGCCACGGGTTCCGCGGTTGTTTTCGCCTATAGCGCGAGCAACCTTGATCCGGTCTGTGCCTATTTCCGCTCAAAGTACCCCGAACGCGAAATCGTCATCGCGGCCGACAACGACTGGACACCAAAGGGCAACACCGGGGTGTTCAAGGCTCTGGAAGCTGCGCAGCAGAACCGGACCCGTGGCGAAGGTCTTAAGGTCATAGTCCCGCCCCTGATCGGTCAGCAAAAGACTGACTTCAATGATATTCATACCTGCCTGGGACTCGGTGAGCTTCGGGAAACCCTGGCAAATCCTGCCAACACTCTACGGCCATCGAGGGAGCGCGATCAGTTTTTACTAACCCTTCTCAGCCATGCCTACGCGCAGCAGATGCCGGCGATTGTGAGAAGACTGGCCGTATTGCTCAAGGTTCCCCATCTCATATCAGAGGAAGCGCTCCGCGAGCGGATCACCGAGGCCCTTGGCATTCGGGCTGATCAGCGCATGATCTTCAAGGCTATCCGCTCGGTCGTGATCGCAGGCAAGTACAAGGCCAAGGCCATTGCCGGGATTGATCCGAACAAGGTTCAGCATTATCGGCAGTATCAAACGGTGCGAAACGAGGGCGGGCACCTCGTCATCGGTGAGGACGCCGTCCAGGCTGTGATGGAGGAGCTTCAAAAGGGAAGAACCGTTATCGTCAAGTCCCCGATGGGGAGCGGAAAGACAGAAATTCTGATCCGAAAGGCGATGCGGGGAGCAGGCCGTGCAGCCCATATCCTGCCGAGGGTGTCGGTCGTCAACGATGCCGCCGGTCGGCTTCAGCTTGACCACTACCGCGATATCGACAAATTCCGGGCCTACTTCACCGATCAAATGGTCAGCTGTATCAACTCCATGGGAGCCAAGCGATTCATGGCAGACAATGGTCGCAACTGGTTTGAAAACCTCGACCTACTTTGCCTCGACGAAGCCAGCCAGGTGCTCCCGCAGGTGGCCTCGCTGGGGAATCCCTTGCGCCGACGTGCCAACCACCTAGCCCTCGTCAACTCCATAAAGACTGCGGGTTCTATTCTGATTGCCGATGCCGACGCAAATGACTTTCTGGTGAATGAGTTGAAACGGATCGATCCTGATCGGAGCATAACGCTCATTGATATCGGCCATCCACCGGCCGAGCAGAAACGCTTGCGGGTAGGAGTTACAGACTCCGTTTCCTTTGTCAGAAAAGCCCTGCTTGATGCCGCCACTGATGGCGAGCGTTGTCTCCTGGCAACGGATAACCGGCAAAAGGCCATTGAGATCGAGCGGGCGATTCGCTATCTCCGGCCAGGGACAAGGGTTCTGAACATTCACAGGGAGCCCTCCAAGGCCAATCTTGAGAAGATCCGCCGCTTCTATGACAATCCAAACACCGAGTGCCTGGACTGCGATGTACTGATCTACTCGCCCGCCATTACTTCGGGTGTCTCGATTACAACTCCTCATTTCAGGAAGCACTTTGGAATCTTCACGGGCATCATCAAGGTGAACGACATGATGCAGATGCTCGGCCGCGATCGGACTGCAGAGGAATGGCTTCTGGCTCTGGCGCCGCGCAGCTGGGCTGAACAAAGACTTCGCGCTTCGATTGACCTTGAAAGCGTGGGGGAGTCACCGACGCTCTTTTCCGAACTGAAGTACGCAACTGATCGCTATGAAATCGAGGCACGAGAGAACCTTACTGTCCTGGCCATGAATATCCTGAAGATGAAGGGCCACAGGGTTTCCATGCTCGATATCACGTCCTGGGAAGGGGCGGGAGCCATCGATATGCTGACGATGAATATCGCCAAAGGCATGAAGCAGGAGCGTCTCCGGCGAATTCTGGGCCAGCCGGAAATCAGTGAGAGCGACTATCAAAGTCTTAAAAGACACTGGTTGCCAGACGAGAACGAGGCTGCAGCCATCTACGCTTATAAAATCCGCCATGTCCTTTGTGCTGATCTCACCGAAGAAAACGTCTCGTTCATGGATCAGGGTGGACTCAAAAAAGTCGCCCTCTTTGAAACACTGCTTGGAAGCGATGCCGACCTGAAGCGCTTTGATGCGGACGAGAAGCAAACCCTCGATCCATCGCTCCGCTACCACGCGGCCGCAAAAAAGGAATTTCTGACCGCGGTATTCGAACGTCTTCAAATCTCACTTAAAACCTTTGTTGGTGAATTTACGCATAAGGAGTGCCAGGCTGTGGTTGCCCTCTTTATGGAGCAGGCGCAGAAAGCCAATGCCGTGTTCGACGGAATCATCGATCCTGAGCACCCGCCCCGTTGCGCGACCACGTTTGTCCAAAAGATTTTCCGAAGACTCGGCCTCCGTATTGGGGGGAGAAAATCCAACGGGCGCATGATCCGCTTCGTTGAGACTTCCGATCTATCCCGCATGCTGACCCTCCGTGATCGCCGCCTGGCCAATGGAAAATCACTTTACTCCACTGCAATAAAGACAGAATCCGAGGCTGCATAGAACAGGCCCCAGCCACGGTTTTCCAGAATCCGGGGTCCGGGTTCTGGATCTCTGCGTCCTCAGTCCGCGGAACTGGGCTCACCTCGGCCTCACGGAGACTGGATCTCACTGCTTGCACGCCATTGAGACTATGTGGATGAGCTTTTATGCATCGATCGTACAGAAAAAGTGAGTGTTTTTGAACTTTTGAACCTATATTTATAGATAAAAACAAGAAATCACGAGATACGTTGCCACCTCCAGCAAAGCTTATGCATCTATCTGCATAACTAGAACGGGCTCTATCTACTTAGTCAGGGAGACTTAACTATGCATCTTATCAAGACAGGCAAAGTCTCCCTTGGTATGTAGGCGTTAAAGCTAAAGCAATGGACAGAAATCCAGTAGGTCTACTTAATCAAAGGGCGAAAATCCGAAAAACGACTCCAGAGTTCCTGGTCTTTTTCAGACCAACGTATAAGTGGCAGCTTAAACTCATCCTCTAGAATAGGAATCACTCGTTGAACCAGCAGTATAGCTTCCTGCGGCGACGTTGCTTGACAGACCAATTGTCCAAAATAGTCTAGGTTGCTAGTGCAGGCTCTGACGTCGCCATCGACTTTTATCGTAACCTCGATTCTATCGTCGAAAAATCTGCGGGACGTCCATGGTGCTCGGAAGACCGTATCTACCTCTGAGGCTAGGAGCCGATTCAAAAGGTGTGCCTTCACCGGCAGATTTTGCAACTTAACAGGCAGGTTAACATGTGCATTTAGAACAGCACGCGCAAGATCGATACCATAGGCTTTCTCGATGAGTTCGGGAATGCCAACTCCAGGTAACCTGGGATTGAAATCTAACAAGCGAAAACCTCTCTCGCCATAGATCATCTCGATATGACACATTCCCCAATTAAAACCGATTGCTTGACAGATAGCCTTTGCAAAACTCTCACAATTCGCCCACGCTTGTTTACTAAGATAACCTGGTACTAAGGAACCGAGTTCTACGGATTCATTGTGCTGAGCCCTTTGCCTTTGGGAGAGAGTGACTAATTGAAACTCGTTCTTGGAAACCAGACATTCGGCTGAAAGGAGGATGCCTTCCAGATATTCTTCACAGATATAGTCTGGATTGGAACCGAGAACCTCGTTGGCTAGTGTCTTACTATTTTTGAAAAGTTGTAGCCATGATCGGAGATCTTCGCGGGTATGAACCTTTTGCACATTTAGGCTTGAAACTCCGCCTCGCGGCTTCAGTATTAGAGGGAAATCCGAATCTTCAATCATATGCATCGAATCGGAATTGAAGTTCTTGTTGTAAGCAAGTCCATGATCTTTCAGGACGCGTTGGATCCCAAACTTGTCATGAGCTAGTTTGGATGCTTGGAGGCTTAGAAAGGGAACCACTATTTGGTCACAAATGATGGCTAGCTTTTCAATAATGAAGTGCTCCAAGCAGATTACTGCATCGATAGGTAATTCTCGATTGATGCGGTCAAGTTCACTTTTCATCAGCTCAAGATCGTTTGAATCTCGGATTACGACAAACTTTCGGCAGTATTGAGCAAAGAGACTTTCCTGAATATCGAATTGGTAGAAGGTATGCTGAAATACGACGATCGATAATTTCGCTTCTTCAGCAATACATTTTAACATTTTGATGTAGAAAGTCGCGTTAGGACAGGGTCCAAATAAGACTACATGTTTTGCCATTGCATGCCACCTTCACCATAATAGGTGGTGATATCGGGCAAAAGTTCCCTCTACTTAAATCAATCATATTGTCCAGCCAACTTCTCGAAGGCACTCTTCTAGTCTTCGAGGGACTCTCTGACTTCTTGCGACCACAAAACGATCAAGTCCTTCAGGGATGATCGGATGATCAGGTAGGACTTGGATGAAGATTCATGACCAACGAGATGGCATTGACCATGATTACATTTTATTCACTTTTGTATAATTATACAACAATATTAAGATGTTACGCGGCGAAATATTTTTATAACTAGCCACAAACATGGCATTTATTCCAGCCATGCCTGGTACAATAGTTGTGGTACGTATGTTGCTCCAACGGACTCAAATAAGTCCAACCAGGAGTCAATCATGAAATGTAGGGTCATCCGCACAGATGATGAATTGAAAAAATATGTCGAACGTTTTGCGGAATACTCTGGGATTATTTATCCTTTTCAATACTTACGCCCAGCAAAAGTATTCGGAGTGTTCGACTCCGAAACGCTCGTAGGTGGGTTCATTCTCGCAGATGGCGACAATATTCGATGGATGAAGCAGGTCCCTCTCGAAAATAATGAATTCTTCAAAACCGTCGATCCATCCATGCTTGTCGAACTCAACGGGGTTTGGCTTGATGCGTCGCTCCGAAAATCTAACAAAACCATCGATTTCTGGTCATTCGTTGCCAAGGAAATCGTTGCCTTTGGAAAGCCAATTCCCACTTTTGCATACCTTACAGAAAGAAAAGGGCTTGCTGAACTCTATATGCCTATAACTGTTGGGAAAATTTTTTCAGGCCAAATGATCACAACTGATAAACACCTGACAGTATGCTATTCAAATCTATTTAGATTCCGATATTTTAAAGTATTATATGCGAGTCGATACGTAACTCGATACTTTAGAGATGGCGGAAAAAGTGAGCAGCATCTCCAAAAAGCAGCTCGAAGCTGAAAAGCTATACCAACGCTTTTTGAACGCTCAGGCAACCAAAGTAATCGGAAGCCTCTGGGGACTGCTCCTCATCGCAGTGCTTCTTGCTCTTGTGACATATGATATATTCAATTTTAAAGACGATTTGGATCGCCTACTAGTCGGGGGGCGCTTCGCGCCTTGCATCCTTCTGATCCTGATTTCGATTTACAAACATAATAGTGTGAGTCCTTCCTGGGCAGAGAGAGCTCCTTATGTGTTCGATCTGATCTGTGTTTCATATGTGGGAGCCTCGGTACTCTTGACAATCATATCTCACAAAACAGAATTCCCGTTGGATTCTGCTCCGATTCAAATCTCGCTCTTTGCTGCTTGCATGCTCGGTTTTCACAGCCTTCGTTACATCTTGGTTCGGAATATACTCTTCGTGGGAATGGTTAGTCTGGCACTTGTGCTGTTCGATTCGACTACTCTTCTGATCGCGCAGGCAGCTCAACTTATCGTAGGTGGCGGGATAGGATCTGTGATCTTTTTGTTGATAACCAACAGTTTGTTTCGGACCCAGTACATTATCAGTACCCAGTTGAGCCAGCAGACGCTGGACTTTCGATCACATCTGGAATCGACCAAATACGATCATCAGAAGACTATGATTTTCGACGGCTTCAAGGAAGAGGAAACCATGCCGTGCCATGCCGGGGAAGCTCTGGTGTTTAAGCTGGATGTCATTGATAGTTCAAAAATACGCGACACCAATTATCCGAAGCACTTTGAAGCTTTCTGCGAAGAAGTAGAGGCTGAATTATTGTCACGTATGACAGTAGCCAGTATGGATCCTATATTTCTTAACGGTCGAGGATATTTCATAAAGAGCGTCGGTGACGCAGCCATTTTTTCAATAGGAAATCCGGTTTCCGTTGCGAAGCCCGATACCATGCAGGAAGCTACAGATTTCCTATTGAAAACGATCGACACAACCTTCAAAAAGCACATGTCAAATGTTTCATCCGAAATACCAATACGTTATTGCATCGGGGTTGCATACGACAAATTGCAAGGTGGCTTCTCAGGAAAGCGAAAACTATATGACTTGAATGGCAGAGGCCAAATTCTTGCAGAGCGCTACGAGAACCTAAGGAAACGATTCCAATCACTGGCAATACAGACTCCCAATGGAAATTTTCTAATAGTTCAAGATAAGGCAAAGGCTTTCCTTAAGAATGAATTGCTTTATACGTTTGAAAAATTTCCTGTAGATGCGATACGTGATGACGAGACTGCAACATTCTTCTGGATTGCCCAACGTCGGAAAGATGAAACCCAGATGATATCGTTTGATCAAGTTTCATAGCGATATACGGAGATAACAAGTTTGGAAAAGATGGTTGTTGCCCTCAAAATTTTGTTGATTGTGCAGCTGGTCGCCTTCAGAGTGATTTACCGCAGCCAGATTTTCTGGAAGGATAAAAAGTCAAAATCTGAGAAAGATGTCGGCTGGCTTAAAAATCTTCTGCTACCCATGCAGTTAGGAATTTTTGTTGTCGTTGCCTGGGCTATGAAAAGCGAAATATCTTTTGCACTCCTTGCAACTGGCAACTTTATTTCGTTTTGCGGGTTGTCGCTAATTTTTTGGGCCAAAAAAACGCTAGGAGAAAACTTCTCTGAGTGTGTAGATATGTATACTCCTCACTCGATTGTCACTGTGGGGCCGTATAAAACTATCCGCCATCCGATCTACACTGGAAATATGGTTTTCCTATCAGGTCTTGCGATCGCCTGCTCGTCGATTGTGCTTATAGCCATTACTGTTTTCTTTGTAATTTTCTATGTAAAATCTGCGTCAATTGAAGAGCAGGAACTACAATTGAAGTATCCCGACTATCAGAAGCACATGGAAGTCACTGGACGATTCCTGCCAAAAATCCTCAAAGACAAAAAATGACTGCATGATTTTTCCAGGATCTTAGCTGATAGTCTCACGACTACGGTGGACCTCCGCCGCTTCCAGGCCGGGAGGTTGATCAATGACGGCTTGAAGTGCATCAGTGTCAGACTTCAAATAAAGATAATACCAGTAGCCGGAGATGCGGTTCATCTTTTCTGCATAAGGAATCATGGCAGCAATCTCTTTTTTCGTGAAACCTTTCTTTTTCAGCTCTGTAGAGGTGTAGCAGGGTTTCGGGTCTTTCAACCGGAGCGAATACTCGGCTTTGATCCGATCCAGCTCGGAAGCATGATAGAGCGGGTGTATCATTTTGCCATGAATGTAAGCTTCGCCGGATTCCTCCAGTTCATCACGAAACCACTGATACTTTGGGAAGCGTCCAAGCGGCCAGAGGTGTTCTGGTACCTCGCTTTTGCGAACATATATTGTAGAGTACAAGTCCTCGGCTTCGAGCCAGGCGATGGAATGACCAAAGAAGATTTGCGCAAACTCCTCTTCAATAGCTTCGGCTCGCACCCAGCCTCTTACCGTAGGAGCAGACCAATGGTCGGGTATAGACGGCCTGATCCACCAGCGTTTCCAAAAATCTGACATGAAGCTTGCGTACCTGCTATCACGCGCCCATTCGTCGAACTCGCACGAGCGCAGGTAATCCATGGCTTCAATTTCAGCCTCTCTTTCAGCTCTTATTCTATTGACCCGTTCCCGCTCTTCAGGCTTTGTAAGGTAGAACCAGACGGCTCGGCACGCAAAGGTGTCAGCGAGTGCTCGATGATTTGGACTATCTCCAAAGTGGACATAGCGTGCCGCCGTTGCTAGCTTTTGCCAGCGATAGTTTCCATGATATTCGCTCCAGTCCCCATATTCTTCAGCGAATGCAAGCATACAACACTCAACACTGGCGGGTTCCAGACCTCGCAGAAATCCCATATCAAAACCAGCATTATAGATTATAAGGTCATTCCCATTTACGATTTCTGCGATCCGGTCCATGAGTTCGTCGAGTGTGGGTGCATTTTCCACCATTGCTTGTGAGATACCGTGAATCTCCTCTGCCTCGGGCCAGGACTGATTTTTTTGGGGACGGACCAGGGAATCAAGAAGCACCCGTCCAGCCTCATCGACAATTGCTATCTCCAGAATTTCGTCGTGATCCGAATCGAGTCCGGTAGTTTCAGTATCCAGAAATATCTGCATGGGTTCCTCCTGAAACTTAGCCAATCATGCCCCGACAGCTGGAGCAGAGCGGACGGCCGTGTTTGAATCGGACCACGGAAAGCAGCTTGATCTTATCGCATACCCCGTCCAGCACATCGCCATTGCCCGCACTGATCATCATCAAGCCTTTGGACCAGTCAATGATATTGGCTTTGGCATTGCTTAGAGCCGCGGACACATCCTCTTCGGTACGCTTCATATTCTCGCTCTTGGGCGGCTGCACGGTTTCTGTGCCGGGGGCGTGGGCGAGACGCTGAACCTCGGCTTCCAGTTCCTTCACCCGTCTGAGAGCGGCCGAGAATTTATCCATGGAGAGCTCACCCTGAAGACTCCGGACTTCCGTCTCCAGCTGCTCGACTTTTCGCTGCTGCGCCTGACGGCTGCTGCGCTCTTCGTTGACCAGCTGCTCCAGCCTCTTCACTCGAATTTTAGCTGGCTCTGAAATCTGAAATGGGGATTTTCCTTCAATGACAAGATCGACAGCTGCGGCGAGTGTCTGGCGCGACTTCAGCACGCGCCGCCTGCCGTCGCTGGTCACTCGGCCCTGGTCTTTGAATGTGGTGCGCGCCAGCCGCATGAGCATGCGCAATGGAAAGCGATCTTCGTGAATTAGAATTTTCGCGCGGATCTGCGAAGGCCACGCCGCGGCCTTGATCATACGCGAGACGGTGGCCTGGCTGACGCCGAGTGCCTGACCCATCATGGGCTGCGCATGTCCGGCTTTGTCGAGCAATAGGAGCTGGTCGCCCAGATCAAACCACTCGTCGGCCGCAGCCGGCGGCTTCAGTCCTATCAGCTGGGAGGGCACCACGCGGAGTTTGAGCGGTCTTCCACGTCGTTTCTTTGTCTCCAGGGCGACAGAACTGGCCATTTTTCCAACTCCTGTTTTTATTCCGGGAATGAAAAATCATATATCACCAATATAGAAAAGATATTCCTGGATTTGAAATCCACATTTTTTCTCACCAGCCTTGAATATTCAAAATGAAATCAGGCCAGTATGGCCGAAAAAACGCCCATGGCGAGGGCCATCTCCTGGTTTTTTCAATGATTTCTGATAGATAAAATCTATGGGCTGGAAGTGATCGAAATACATCTGTATTTAAATCGCTTATTTTTTGTGCAATCAGCGAAAATCGAAAAGACATTAAACACTATAATTTTGTATAATAAATAAAATACCTTATTTTGTCTTTGACTTTTAATGGCAATTGTCCGATAAGAGACATTAGCTATCAGGAGGTGCTGTTCATGAGTGCTGAAGACATCGTGAAAAAACTGCTCGCCGGCATTGAGAACTCACCGAGCTGGACGGCATCGGACGCGCGGAATAAATTCGACCGGTTGCTTGACCAGGCCCTCGAAGGCCCCCAGGTCATCGCCCCGATGCGTGGCCACAAAGAAAAATTCGTCTGTATATCCCTGGCTCACCTCAACGAGCTGAGTGATAAGCTTCAGCGCCTCGATGCCGAAGTTCGCAGAACCCGAGTCTCGAAAGTTCTTGAGAAGGTGAGACAGTTCTACGAAGAAAATCCTGAAGCAGAGTTGACCATAGAGCGCGACCCGGAAAAACCAGCCATTGATTTTGAAAGCTGAACGTATGCCCAGAATCGTTGTTGTTGATACCTCCGTTCTCTCCCAGTTCTTCAGAAAGACAGGGCCATCGGCGAAACTTCAGGCGTGGTTCGAGCAGTCGCTGAATGACCGGCTCCTGATATCGACCATAACACGCTACGAAATGATGAGTGGCTTGGCCATGCTGCCATCAAGGTCGATCATTGATGACTTTTGCGAGTTCCTCACAGGTGGTGGATTTGGCGTAGTTCCCGTCAGCACGGAAATTGCTGACATTGCCGGATTGAAGAAGGCTGAGCTTCTTCGTCAGGGAAGGACGCTGCATATCGCTGATCTGCTAATAGGGTCCACAGCGGCATCGATGGAAAATTCTAATATCAGCATCGCCACAGCAAACGAGAAAGACTTTGATTTCTGGGGAATTGACCTCATAAATCCAATCTGAATTCTTCAGGATACTCCATGACCGAGGAAGCAACCGACAATCCGCGTTTTGAAAAATTCGTCCACGAGATGATTGCGAGTTCAGATCACGGAGTGAACCTGAACTTTCTCCTCGGCGTGGAACCCTTGCTTCCCGCCATCCGGGAAAAGCGACGATATACATACGGAGATTGCCTACGTGTTGCCGAGAGGCATGAGGCGGCCATGGCAGATTTTCGTGGCATCAAGAGATATCGAAAAGGTGATATAGCTGCCCAGGTGGCGAATGGCCTCATGATGTTCATGGAGTCGCCGGAAATGGGCGTGATCAACAGGAACATCAACTACTGCGCAGCCCGATGCATCGAAGGCGGCTTCGCTCCGGTCTACGTTCTTGGGAAAAATTTCTTCGATGATCTTTCGGATTCGGATGTTGGTGATGTGACCGTCTCGGTTCTCCCCGAATCATTTCGCGGTGTCCTGAAATTTCCAAAACCTCTATATGACCAGGATGGTTATCAATTCGATGAAGTGATGGTGGTCCTCGACAGGGCGGATCTGGTCGAGAAGGTCGTCGGCATTACCAAAGGAGCAGTCACACTGCGTGAACGGGTCCTTCGGGGTGATGATATTGACGACTATTATCTGGGCATGTGCTGGCACGCGAAGGGGCCCGTCGGCCTTCAGCCAGGCGAGAGTAAGCCTCGGGCCAAGATCGATGCCGGATACTTCTCCACCTTTCTTCCGAAAGATAAAAGCATTAAGATCGCTGAGCTTTTCGATCGCCACCAGTACCGGACGCTTGGTGCGCATAATATCGGTACGCTCGATATGATTTTTGAAGCCAGCAGATCTGAGCTGAGTGATGGCTATACGAAGTCGATGAATTCTCTCTTCGCAGCCCTGGTGTACGTTCTTTCAGGCCAACCTGATCTGCGTTTTTACAAAAATCCAGTACGGACGCAGTCACCACAGTCCAGGACTCCCATCAAAGCCGACAAGCATTTGTCCTCGGCCGTCGATATTCATCTGGTCAACTACAGCTGGAAGAAAGATCCGGTCTATAAGAAAGGCGTCTGGCGGGTGAGGTGGCATAAGCGCCTTCAGCCGTATGGCCCAGACAAAAAGCTGACTAAGCTGGTTTATATCCAACAGCACTGGCGGGAGCGATCGGCGCTCAAGGGTTCCTTAAATCCACCAGCTGAGTAAAGATTCTGCGGGGTTCTCAGTCCCAATGCGCAGGGACATATACGCCGTGAAAGCATTGTCGAAAGGCAAGGGGAGCCGGGGGGATGCCGAGCTGTCTCGGGAACTTCCAACGTATGTCCGAACCTTGGTTTAATCGGTCAGCAATCCGATTGTCAGTTCATGTGGAGGTTTGTCACACAGCCCGGTAACGGGAGGAAACCTTCGCATGGAAATCCGCTTTGAAAAGGTCGCCGAAAAGTTCACGAGCCTATTTGCGATTGCTCTTGGGCTCGTCTTTTTCTACATACCCCTATTTGATTTCATCGAAAGTCAGTCACACCAACGAGAATTCTCTGAATCAGAGAAGGCTGATATTCAGTCAATCCGCGAAAGTCAGAGCCAGGCGGCGTTGGGCTGCTGTGCAGCGGCTCATGGCCAGACCCGATATCTCACGGGTCCACGTTCTGAAAGGCGAATACGAATACCCTGCTTTAGAAATAAAGCTTGGAAAGAACTCGCATCCAGGGGAGATCGAACGTCACGTAAATCAAAATGAAAAAGGCTTCTGGATCTATATTGGCTATAGCACAGTGCTCACGCCTGCCATCAGCCCAATGCATGAGGCAAAAGAAGTCATCAAAATACTGGGTTCAGCGACCGGTGGGCTTTGCCTTGTCGTCATAGGGGTCATGAGTCTTGTTGGTGTTTCTTCAAAATCGGAGCGCAAGCGCGATGAAAAAACACCATCAAGCTCCCATCCGTCGCCGCCTGAACTAAAGAAGGAAATGCCAGAGAAAGAAGTGTATGGGCCCATCAAATATGGCAAGCCAAGGCTTGTGAAGAGTGAGGATGATGAGGTCCGCCCTGCATGACGAGTATAGGATTTCTCCAACGCAGGTATGCCTCCACATACTGATGATTCTCGTAGTCTTGAAACTTCTCCAATAACTTTATGAAAGCCTCTTTCGAATGTTGATGTTGGATGCTTCTCTGCAGCATAAATATGGTTCACGGCCGCCCACACTATGATATGCTTCGGTATTAATATGGGGGTAATGCGATGAAAGCAAAGATCCGGCTTTTTATTTTCGGCCTCGTTTCTGTTTTTTCGTTGAAGACGCATGCTCAGGGAATCGAGAAGTTCAACATCTCATGTGTAAGGACCGAGTTCGTCAGTATTTCTCTATCAAATGGTGTAGAGCCGCTGCATCGTCTTTTCTCATCAGTGCCCTGCAAATTCATAAAGATTCTGCAAGACTCCTCGGATCTGAATGCTGTTGAACTTGAGAAAGATCCATTGCGCTGGGACGCGTTCAGATTCAGGTCTCCCGAAAAACCAGGTGCTCATGGATTTACAAAGTTTGAATATCTTGGGGAAGCTTTTGCCTATGGGCCAAGGCAGATTGGAATTGTACTCGATAAACAAATGAAAAGTGAATTTGAAAAAGGAAAGATCTATCTCGAAAATACGGCAGCATCTCTGAGACACGGAATAGCATTTCTTAAAAAGGATATGCCGTTTTCGAAAGTGGAGGAGATAGCAAAAGATCCGAAGCTTATTCACCCTTACCTGGACAATCACCTTGTCCTGTACGCATTCCCAGAAAATACGGGGAAACCAATAATCAGTGGAGTCTCTGAATCGAGAGATGCCGAAAAACCATAGAGGCAAGCAAAGATTTCTTAACTTGACTAAATATAAATGCTCTGAGTCCTGCCACGGTTTGTAATTTGAAATGATTATCAGGAGCCGAAGACCGGCTCCTGTCTTACATGTCTTCAAGCTTTCTTACGCTTTGCCAATAGCAGCCTATTCAATTCATTAACAACTGCGGTCTTATCTGGACCGAGTTATGCAACGGTCTGAAATTCGCTGGCCCAATTGATTCTAAGTCCGTGGTGGAAGAAGTTGGAATTTTCCTTCGATTTCCACGAATATGCCAGTGCCAAAGCTCGGAGATAGAATAATGGGGATCGTAGTTATTCCGCTCTTATTCGGATCTCCGGTCCAGAAAAACGGATCAACATTGAGCGCAGAGTATTCAATCAGATTGTTGGCTTTGGTAAGAGCAGAGACAGTTGCTTCAAATTGAACAATCAAAGTTGCTTTCTTGAATTCGCCCTTGGTATATAAATTTATCCATTCTGAAGGTGTTTGAAGAGTGCCGCCAGGGCCTTGATTCGTAGCTCCAGATCTATATTCTTCACCTCCAATCATTTCGCCAAACCACTGGACTTTGCATCTAAATCCGATTTGCTTCACTTCTAATGGATCATTGTAAAACTTGATTCGTGCTCTTATCGTTTCATTAGGCGCGCAACGGAATTCTATAGGATTATTGGAGGCCGCCCGAACGAAATAGTTGTTCTTCTGGACTCGATAAAATTCAAGTAGATTTTCGTAGTATTCAGGGTTTTCGCTTCTCAAAAACTGATTGTTTTTTTCAAATTCAAGTAGAAATTGCTTTTTTTCTGATGATAGATCTGATTTACTCGACCGAGCTTTCTTTTTACGTGGCGCCATTGAATAAACTCCCTTTTTCGAGGTCTAGATGATGCGTCGATTTTCTTCGATATTCGTATTGTACCTATGCTCAGGTTTTTTTGTAATGTCATGTGGCAAAAAGTCAGAAACGGCTCCAGTTGGCCAGGGAAGTCTGGATGCTTCGCCTGCTACAATGGATGGATTCAAATCTGTAGCCATTGGCTTGGATAAAGATGTCTTAAGTCTCCATAGTAAACCGGTGTCTTACGTTTTTCTGTACAAAGGGAACGACAAATCAAATGGTGTCAGAATCGGAATTCCTCCTGGCGAATTGGTAGATATTTCCGCTTTACCTCCTTTCTCATTAGAAGTCGCTTTTGCTTTTATGATTCCAAATGATGGTCACTACAGAACTTTCTCAACTTCGTATGGGAATTGTAAAGATATCGAGATAACAGAAAAGACGCAGACGCCATTTCTCGTAAGGCTAGATTCTTTCTGTGAAAATCCGGATCCAACGACGATTCCCAAATAGAACATAAGAGCGATAAGGCGAATAAGTCTGAGACTTTGGCTCGTGATTATCCGTCACGAGCCGCTTTACTTTACTGCTTGTTTTTAAGAATCATAGTTCAATTCCCTGTTAAAAACCGTTCATCTATCCCAACGACTGCAAGTTAACTTACGACCATCTGTTAAACCTAGGTCTTTGCCTCCATCCACCTTCGATCATTTTGTGCAGACAAATGGAACTCGCTGTATCCCGCTTTCTGACCTCTCACTTTTTTGGGCCGCCGATCTGCTAACCCTGATTTTCGGGGTGATGGTTGTCTGTCAAGATCGTGCGCTGGTAAGCGGATGACTCTACACAAGCCTCTAGAAGCTATTTCCAGGTTTAATGGAGTAATCGTGAGAAATTCAAGAGTGAACCCGTGATGGGGAACAAAATCCGTTTTCAGTCCTGCTGGACACCGAATCGGTTCACGCCAGTTTTATTGATAATCCATTATCAATAAAAAATGAAACTTCGTCGCCCTCGGGCGATGATTTCCTTTTTTTGGCACTGCTGCTGTTGGTCGAAATCAGTTGGCTGAGTAACCATAGTTACCCGCTGATGCTATAGAGATCCTATAGAGATCCTATAGAAATCCTATAGTATTCGATCTTAAAATCCTGAAACTCCTGCCATTCACCAGAATGCAAACGGCATCTTCATTTCATCGGGGAGTTCGTCCACTTGCTACCTGTAATCCTTCAGTCAGGTGTCATTTGCTTGGAAATGTATTTTGAAAAATACCAAAAAAAATAACAACATCCAGTCAAAGATGGACCAAATTAAAGACACAATAACTTAAATAATATTATATATTTATATCGTATATACGTCGCCTGACATCGTGGTGTAATGCTCGCGCATCGCCGATGATGCAAAGATGAAAAAGAAAACGTCGGCCCGCGAAGCAAAACGAACAAGCCTTAAGAATTTGAAGGAGCGTGTTGGACGCAACGTCCGACGTATGCGTCGAGCCATGGGTCTTACTCAGGAGCAGCTGGCTGATATGCACGGACTGAATCTCAGATCACTTCAGTCCATCGAAGCAGGGGCGACTGACTTCAAGCTTTCATCGCTTTGGCGACTGGCCCGAGCCTTTGGTGTCGACGTTGAAGAGCTTATCAGAGAGTAGTTGTGAAGTTGCCGTGAGGACTGGATTTTCTAGGAATTGGGCTTTGTTCAAACTGTTCGTTTGCACTCATCTTTCGCTGACTGGGACCATTCATCAATAAGTTTGTCAAGCTCGATGATAGTCTGCATTGTGACCACCCATAATCCATACTGCCACAGTGTTCCGGGCTCAGGCTGATCAAGTTCATTGAGTTCTCGTGCGAATGATTGCCTTATGCTGATCAGATCATCTAGCGTGTGCATCGGCTTACTCCCTTAACGCGTTTAGCCAACACTGTGTAAAATAAGCTCCCCTTAAGTACACTCATCAGTAAATATAGACCAAATTTGCAGCGAATTATTGCGGATTTACGCTTTCCATTCCGCGATGTTAACAACTTATATAAGTTCAGGTGAGCAATGTTTAACAACTGTTGAACATCTCGAAGCGGACACCAGTCCTCGGGTTTGGAGTTGACGCGCAGAGACAACAAATTCATAATCCTTATTGCAGCGAGGCTGTAAAAAAAAGTTTTCGACACGAACCACTGCCTTGCCAACCACGAATTTTTTTCCGCCAAACACCCCCGGAGTTCAATTTTTCATCTTCCACGGTCTAACACTTTTAGATAGTCTCTGCGGGATGTCGTCTGCTCACGTCAGTCTATTGGCAGGAGCGAGGATGAACGGAGGGCTACTGAATGGAATCTGGAATGGCTCTTGACTATGAAAACGATCGTCCTGCAGTTTTGCTGCAGCTCATTTTTGAGGAGTGGGAGTGAGCCCAAAAAGAAGGGGGCTTTGCGACTGGTGGAACAATCGCAAAACCTGTCTGGGACGGGTATCCACAGAACTTAAAAAAGACTTACCAAGTCTGCATTCTGTATGACCCGCCCTGGGCTTCTCTGGCAATTAAAAAAAATCATTTAGATGAACATTTGTTTTCGGATGACTGAATTTTTATTCGTGACGAGTAAAAGTGCTTTCTATCGTTCGTCCGGTAAACCATGTCCATACATGGTTCCGTGGTACAGATAGTCGGGCTCAAACGACTCCAATCCCGAATACCATCCGATGCGATTCCGTGTGCGTTGCTTCTGCCAATGCATAGCCGAGAGGCGTGAATCTAGTGGATCGAAGAGCTGTCGCTCCCTCTTCGTGCTGATGGCGACCTAAAATTTTCAAGGCGTTACAAAAACGCCGGTCTTCGATTGAATGACGCAGCTGCAAAAGAAGTCTCGAAGTATCAGATGTTTGCAGTGAAGTAGGCTCTTCAATTGAACAGTCCAGAGAGGTTGATTACCTCATAAATATCGGATGGTTATACGTTTTTTCTCGTTCAATTGAATGCTTTTTGAAAAGCGTTGTTTTGGAATGAGACTGGAAAACTGTCGTGATTTTAGCTGATTGCAAGAATGATCATTATGACATCGCAAGGCACTAAACCTAAAAGAATACGTATTATCAGGAGGTTGCAGGATCACATGAAGATGACCTAATCAAGGTCCCGTTTCCCGGACATCATTTTTTCTCTGCACGCAAAGGCGTGTGCCGTAATGGCTCTCTACCCATAGAGAGATATATGGAGAGAGGGGTATTTTCTTAAAACAGGGTTTTAAGACTGCAGATGGAAAAACCAACGCAAAGGAATCGAAGCTTAAGGCTTCGCAGCTGGGAGGAAGCGAAGCTAAACGCTTCGCGGCTGGGAGGAAGCGAAGCTAAACGCTTCGCGGCACTGAAAGAATGCTCGACATGAATTGGAGATTGGCCAGAAATGCTGTTCCCTGAAGAAACCATCCAGCAGATAAAGACGCTGATGCCGCCCGAAAAGCTTGCCGGAATTCTCGGCATTCCCGTTAAACATCACATGATCGTTTGCCCATACCACGACGACACGAAGCCAAGCATGAGCTGCAAGGACCCATTCGTCTTCAACTGCTTTGCCTGCCAAACGAAGCGTAACGTCATCATGTTCTATAGCGAGCAGCGTGGACTCACCTTTCCTGAAGCCGTACGGGAGCTTGCTCTGCATACCGGAGTCGTACTGCCGGAGCAGCCGGCGAAAAAGCCCGCGCTGAAGAAGACCCGCTCCAAAGATGGCGGTCTTTCGTTTGCCTCGATTGAGGAGGCGCGTCGATACTATTCCCAGCGTCCTGGCTTTCGTCTCGTCGCTGATCACGCCTGGCTCAACGATGACGGCAGCCCCAATAAGCATGTCTTTCGGTTGCACCCTGTCGATCCATTTGAACGCAAGCAGTTCCCGACGATCTTTCCGTCTGACGGTCGCTGGGTGAACAAAAAGCCAGCGGGTCATCCACGCCCCCAGCCCTACTTCTGGAATGCCTGTGGGGATTCGGACGAGATCCTGATTTTTGAGGGCGAAGGTGATGTTGAGGCCGCACAGCGTGAAGGATTCCCCGGAACGACAACGGGCAACTGTAACAGCTGGCACGAGGACTATCAGCGGTATTTCAGAGGGCGTCGTGTTGTGGTTGTTCCTGACTGCGACGAGCATGGGGCCCGATACGCCAATGCCATTGTGGAGTCGCTGCGTCCTGTTTGTCTCGGTCTTAAGATAATCGACATTGGTGGCTCGGACGGATTCGACTTCAGGGACTGGCTAAAGGCCGGTGGGACGCCTGAAGCCTTTCGGAAGCTCATTGATGCAGCTCCTGATATTCTCCTCGCCTGGAACGCCCCAAAGGCGTCCTGGAACGGATTCGAGCGCATCCCTCGGTTCGATGCCGATGAGATGCTCCACTGGTCGATTCGCTACCGTATTGAGTATCTGGCGGATGACCTCCAGTCGCCAGTGGACGCAATAGCCGCTTCAGTCATCGCAGGCCTCTCAGCTGTGATAGGTGCGAAGGTCTTCCTCTATCCCAAGGTCCATAGCATGACCTGGCGTGTCTATGCCTGCCTTTGGTATCTGCTCGTTTCGCCGCCAGGTGACAAGAAGACTGCGATCCAGAAGGCCGCACTCGCGATGCTTTTTCAGTTCGACAAGGAACTCGGGCTCCTGAATAAGGAAAGGGCTGCGGCGCGCGAGGCAGAAGAATCGATCCTGCGAATAGAGAAGCGTCAGCTTGAGGCGAATTTGGCTGTGGCGATTGAGAAAGGTGGCGATGTTGCTTTTCTCCAGGAGCAATTGGCTCGAAAGGTCGCTCGGCTGAATGAGCTTGCTGATGAGGGAAAACGGGCTGTTATCGTCGGGGACGTAACGCCTGAAAAGTTGATGGAGCTTCTAGTCCAGAATCCGGTAGGTCTTTGCAAGTTTCACGATGAGCTGGGAGGCTGGTATCGTAGCCTTGATAAAGGCACTGTCAGTGATGCCCGCTCTCTCTATCTTGAAGTCTGGAACGGTGGCGAAATCAAAGTTGACCGTAAGAAGGGCTCGTTCTCTGGTTGGTCGATTCTCTCGTTCATTAGCAGCACTCAGCCCGATTGGCTAAAATCAATCATCGATGAGATCGTGGCCGGAACCGAGCAGAACGATGGCCTCATTGCCCGCTTCGGCCTGATCATTGCCCATGATCGCCCTATCGGAGCTTTCAAGTGGCATGACGCTCCTTTTCATCCCGAGGGCTGGATGCTTTTCGAGGAAGTGTTCCGTCGGCTTTGGGAACTTGAAGTACCCGAAGATCAGAAAGCCCTGCACTTCGACGCCGAGGCGCAGGCGTTTGTAGTCGAGTGGATGGAAAACCACCACAACACTTGGCGTGACAGTCCTGCCCGCCCTGCTCTTCGTAGCCACATGGATAAGCAGGTAAGTCTTTTCTGTTCTCTCTCAATCATCTTTCACATGCTTTTTTGCTTCGAGGCGGGTGAATTCAACAATGCAAACAGTAAGTTCAGCAAGCAGATCTCCATCCATTCTGTGCGGATGGCTGCCAGCTGGTGCCGCTACATAGGCTACCATGTGCGCAAGGTCTACGAGCCCAAACATGGCTACTGGGACCCGGCGGTTCGCTCATTTGCAGCTCAGGTTATGGCAGGCAAGATCATAGACGGCATGTCGCGCACAGACATCCTTTTGAAGCGTTTTCAGCACCTCAAGACTGCGAAGGACCTGGATCGGGCCCTGCAGGGTCTACGCGAGCTGAATCTCGTGCAGGAGACTGAGACTTTTCAGCCCGGTGGCGTGCGCACGCAGAAAGTCATTCGCATCAACCCGGCATCGCTGGAACGCCCTGGTTCAACTGCTGCCAAGGAATATGAAAATGCATGATTTGAAGCACTTTCGTGCAATGTTTATATCAAGTTTTTGTCTGAACAATTGGAACTTCCCGTCCGATACAAATGGAGATAGCGCAATGTCTGACTTTGATATTCCCAAGGAAAAGCCGCTTTCCGATGAACCCTTTCAGGGATACCCACCGCCCGGCGATCTGCCGATCATCATGATTGGAGTCCTCTTATGATGTTTTGTCCCGTATGCAGGGAGGAGGTTTCGGGGTGGCTCCACGACTGCTATCTGGAGCTTGATTGCCGCGAGCATGGGTTTGCAAAGTGGGAAGTTGTGCGTGGGTCTTCGCCAGTTGAGGCTGCGATCACCTATGCAGAGCTGCTGGATAAGCGCGAGGGCCGCGGTCCAAGGAACCGGGTTATTGATGCAGCATTTATCGCTGATGACAAAGACTTCTACGTTTACGATATCCGGTTTGATGGCGAGGAATACCTGGCCATTACAAAGTTTGAACCGGACACCTGATCCTTAAGTTTCCAATTCACCAGCAAGGGGGCCTTACCATGTCCATGTTTGCCGAACTGATCAAAGAGTGGATGAGCGGACACCCATCACGCTCTCCCGCAGCGCTCCATCGCGTCACCGGAGTCTCAAAGCCTCAGATTGGGCGCATCCTGAAGGGAAAGACGCCAACCATCGATGAGGCTCTGCGGCTTGGGGCAGTGCTTCCGGCCGGGAAGGTTCTGAAGTTCATGAACGAGCACTACCCTTGCTGGCAGATTTTCATTTCCAAGGTGATGTCAACTGGGAACGTCGCCGCCTGAGATTTTGAGTAACTGGCAGTTACTAAATCGACTTTCACGTCAGCGATTTTCTTTGAATCCGAAAAACGGGGACTGTATATTCCCGAGTGTAGGCGACGCCGAAAACTTGAGCCGGCGGCGCTTCAGGGCCTCCCCTTGAGTCTGTTTGGGGAGGCCCATTCCGCAAGGTTGCTAATAAAGGAGAAACCAGTGAACAAGCCGACCGACAAAAAGCTGGAGCCCCGCGTGGGCGCCTTTCTTAGCACCTGGCGTCCCGGGGAGATTCCCCGGGGTGCTTTTTATCCCGAGGACTGATGCACCACTTCATTTTCTCTTCTGAAAGCATCCCCGTCTCTCGGAGTATGGACCATGGATGCATCACTACCGCGTTACCATCCCCTACATTGATGCTGTCGATGAACCCATCGAAGCCGAATCCGCAGCGCGAGCCGCGCTCAAACTTCTAAACACCCAAAGGGTCATTGAGCTGATCGAAACGGGCGACGAGATCGAAGCCGTTGTCGAAACTGATCTCGGGACAAAGCTCGTGTTCAACGCGACCGCAAACATTTCCTTTCACCTCCAAAGGGTAGGCTGATGCAGCCCGGTATTTATCCGGATCTCGACATTGCGAAGTATCACAAGAGCGTCGGCGTATCGAAGACGAGCCTCTGCAAGCTCGATCGCGCACCGAAAGTATTCCGTGACTATCTCGATAACCCAGACGCCGGGAAAAAATCCCGCTCGCTCACGACGGGCAGCATCTTTCACCTGGCCATGGAGGGTGCCTTCGAGCGTGATTGCCGCGTGAGCCCTGAAGTTCCTGACAAGCGGTGCAAGGAATGGAAGGATTTCGTGAAGGCGCATCCAAACCATTTCTGCGTGACGCCGGCCGAGGCCCAGACGGTCATGAACATGCGTTCGGCCATGCTCTCGTCCGAAGCTGCCCGCGAATATCTCACCCGCCCGGGCCGCTTCGAGGTGTCCTACTACTGGCTCCATAAGCTCACGGGCACCCTTTGCAAGTGCCGCCCGGATTGGATCTCGGCCGACCAGACGGTCGTGATCGACTTCAAGACGGCGGCCGACGTCACGGAGGATCGCTTCGTCCGCGATGCCCTGCGCTATCACTACCATGTTTCCGCGGCCCTTACCGTTGATGGGATACATACCATAACCGGAATCCGCCCCCGATACATCTTCCTCGCCATTGAACCCCATTCGCCCCACCTCACCTCCGCCTTCGAGGCTACGGCGGACGATCTGCGGCTTGGACGCAGCTTCATCCGTCGTAACCTCGCCCTCCTGCGGCGCTGCGAGGAAAACGGGACCTGGCCGGGACTGCCCGAAGAAATCCGGGCGCTGGATGTCCAGCGCTTCCTCCGAAATATGGCTGATCAGTATCCCGACGATGATGATACCGACGTCGATGCTGACGCCAGCGAGTCCTTGCCAGCCAACTACTGGGAGTAAACCAAATTGAGTCTGAAACTACGGGCGGCCGAACGAAAAAAGGTTTTCGTCAAGGCTGGCCTGACCGCTCCAAGCGGCCATGGAAAAACCTTCTCCGCGCTCCTGATCGGGCGCGGCCTTGCCAGTGCCTGGCAGAAGGTCTGCATCATCGACAGTGAAGGGTCCGGCGATAAGTATGCTGGCCACAGAGGGCTGGGACCATACCAGGTGATCAATCTCTTTGAAAACGAGCGCGATCCTGATCGCTTCTCGCCCGCGCGCTGGGTGGATGCTATCCACATGGCCGAGGAAGCCGGCATGGAAGTGGTCATCCTGGACTCGGCAAGCCACGAGTGGCAATGGTGCCTTGAACTGAAAGAGAAGATGGGAAAGTCCATCCACGACTGGAAGCTGATCACGCCGCACCACAATAAGTTCATCCGCGCCGTCAACCAATGCAAGATGCACGTCATCGTCTGCACCCGCCGAAAGGTCGAGTATATCCTGCACGAATCGGGCGGGAAAAAGACGGTGGAAAAGGCCGGCATGAAGTCCGAGATGCGCGAAGGTTTCGAGTATGAACTCGACGTGAATATCAGCCTTGATCGCGGTCACCTTGCAACGATTGAAAAGGATCGCGCGGGCATCTTCCACGATCGGGCGCCGTTCGTGCCGACCCAGTTCACTGGCAGGGAGCTGCTCGCCTGGTCGCGTGCCGAGGACTTGAAGCCGGAAAGCGAGCGCCAGTCCGTGACCAGCAACGCGCCGATCTCGATTCAAGATCCCCGAATGCGGGACTGGATTCATAAGCAGCTTCAGCAGCTCAAGGTTCCCGAATCGGAGTGGCCTGGGATCACGCAAATGCTCCACGGCTGTCCGCGCAATGAGCTGCGTTCACGTCTCGATGAAGCCGCAGCCGCTCTTGCGCCGCCCGTGGATGAAGCCAATTCTGATGAGGCCTTTTCATGAGTTTTCTTATTTTTCTCTGCCTTTTTCCTTTCGCCATTTTTGCAGCCGGATTTTTCTTTGGCTCGCTATTCACCCGGAGTGATCTCAATAAATGATGCGCCCCAATCCCAACCACCGCGACCCTTTGTGTATTCACCAGTCTCTCTCCCGCATCCTTGGCTTTCCGCCCGATACGGAGGATGCTCATGGCCGCACACTCATTTGGGCAATGGCTGCAGCGGAATCCGGCGCTCGTATAAAGCGCAAGGGTTGGTCCGATAGTAGTTACCTTATCATTCGCAATGGTGTTCCCAATGCTGCAGATGGTTGTTTCACCGTGGCTCCTTCGCTTCGCCGTTCAGCATTAGCGCAACCGGGTAAAAAGCGCCTTATTCATGTGAGGAATGGTCACGCCAGCTTCGGCTGCGGAAGCATGCTGTTTGACGAGGGATCTGAGCCGTTTGGCGGTTGGTGCATCGCTGGTGATGGCCATAGCTTCCAATGGGCTTATGAGCAGATGAAGTCCGGTAAGCGTGTTTCGCGCACAAGCTGGCCCAAGGGTGTGTTTCTATGCATGGCCGAGGGTTTTGAGATCGAACGATTGAAAGGCGGCCGCTCTCTCAGCGAAGGGATTCAGAAAAAGCTTGCGGTCGACCCGAAGGTCACGGTTCTTGCGCTTGTGTATGAGGACATGATCAGCGAACTCCGCGATTATCCCCTGTCGAGCTTTGACTGGAAACTGGTGGACTCATGAGCAGCATAAATTCCGTAATACTCGTCGGTCGCCTCGGCCGCGATCCAGAGCTGAAGCACACGCAGGGCGGGCATGCCTTCGTCCGCCTCAGCCTTGCGACGAGCGAAGGCTGGACCGACGACGAGGGTCAGCGCCAGGAAAAAACCGAATGGCATTCGGTCATGGTCTGGAAAAAGCAGGCCGAATACGTCGCAAAATACGGCAAAAAAGGATCTCTTCTCTTCGTCCGCGGTCATCTGGAAACCCGCTCGTGGGAGGACCAGGCAGGGGTGAAACGATACCAGACGGATATCGTTGCCGAGAAACTGAAGCTGATCGACTGGCAACGCGAGGAAAGTCCGCCCACCGATGCACGGCCGCGCGCAGGAAAACCAGTGAACATCCAGGGTGATTTCGGCAATGCCGATCTCGGAGAAATTCCATTCTAACGGTGCGCAGTCTATCAAATTCTTCATTCCAATCGAACCGCATGGCAAGAAAGAAGCCCGGCGCAACCTGAACGGCCAGGTGTTCAAGCATCCAGATACCCGGCGCCTGATGAAGTCCATCGCTGCTTTTGTCCAGAGCATTTATTCCGGCAGCCCGATCGATGGTCCACTTCGCGTCCGAATTCGCGCCTTTCGCACAAGGCCAAAGTCAAAGCGAAAGGAAATCTTCGCTGATACGAAGCCGGACGCAGACAACATTCAAAAGCTGATTGGCGATGCGCTGGAAGGCATTCTCTGGACCAACGATTCACGCATTGTTGATGTCAGGTGTCTGAAGCTTTTTGCGCCGAAGGGGATGCCTGGCTGGATCGAGATCACCGCCGAGGAAATCGAGCAAACCTCTCTGAGAAGCCGCTGGCTTCGTCAAAAAAACTGGAGAAACCATGGATCTGAACCCGGAGACGCTGCAGTCTCTCGCCGTCGGTGCATCAGGCGGCATCCCTCTCACGCTGCTGCTCTTAAGCTCCGTCCGCTCTCTTAAGGACAGCTTCAACGATCTCTCCTCGCGCCTACTAAAGCTTGAAGTTATTTTCGAGGCTACCTGCCGCGATGCCGTTCAAAAGCTGACATCGCGTGTGGAGGATCTCGAAACCGAAATTGAAAAACTAAAGGATAAGACATGAGATTGACCTTTGACCAGATTGCTGAGGAAGCGAAAGCCTACTCGAACCTGACTTCTGACCAGCTTGATGGCATGGCGACGGAGACGCTTCACGAGCAGCTCTCGCTCCGCCTTGTCGCAGAGGAGGAGGTGGGCGCCAGCAAACGTTTGCTCGCGGGTTCGGCCAATGAGCTTTTGAAGCGCATCCGCGCTGATGTCCTCTGCATCAATCGGGAGATCCGCCGCCGTCATTCGGCCGAAAATGAGGAGAATATGCGCAGTGAGACACTGAATCTTGAGGCTCTGCCGGAGCCATTTGATGTTGAAGTTGTCGGCTGATTGTCAGCCGATTCTGGTTACTCGAATTGGAGTTTGAATGTCCGTAGTTAAAGAAAAAGAGTTCGCTGATGTGCTGCTGCTTGTGGTGGCCATCGCAAAGTTTGTTCGCAAGGAGCTGGCCGGCGATGGTCTTCAAACCACTGATCTGATCAAGCTTGCCGCCTCGCGCGAGTTCCAGTCGCGCTTTGTGGAAGCGATTGCAGGGGTGGGTGAGATCCCAAAGGAATTCTCACAGTTCACCGCGCTGGACGGTGTTGATCTGGCCATTTTTGCGCTGACCGCCGCCCGCGAGGTGGTGTCGGACGAGGGGCGCGCAGCCTAATGGATTTCCAGGCAGCCGTCAGGCTGGTCCTGGATTTTGAGGGTGGGGGACGGGTTGTCTCTCACCCCAAAGACCCAGGCGGGCTGACCAAATACGGAATTTCACTCAAAGCGCATCCTGAGCTCGGGGCCGCTGGAATCCGAAATCTCACCGAGGCTGAGGCCATCAGCATCTACCGGCGGGACTACTGGGAGCCGCTTGGGCTGGATCGCTTCGCTCCTGAGCTGGCTCTACCGCTCTTCGACGCGGCCGTGAACCTTGGAGTCAGCAGCGCCGCACGGGTCTTTCAAAAGACACTCGTTCGGCTCGGCATTGACCTCAAGGTCGATGGAGTCCTTGGTCCAAAGACGGCTGGCGCAGCCAGTCGTATTTCTCCGCGAACCCTGCTCGCTGTCTTTCTCACAGAGCGTTTGCGTTACTACCGGGAACTTGAAACGTATGAAACATTTGGCTTTGGTTGGGATCGGCGTATAATTGAGATCGCATTGGCTTCATGAGGTTAGAATGAACTCTGAGTTGAAAAAACGTTTGCTTGCCAACGTGATCCAGGGCACGAAATCCACTCCAATCAGCTACCGCAAGCGGAAGCGTTTGCCATTGACCTTTGGTGGCATGATTACGGCCGTGGCAATGTTCATGGCATTTATAGGCCTTTTCATGCTACTTCTTTCCATAATCCGGCCCTATTTCTGAGGTGTCCATGGCCCATCCCGGCCAGCTTCTGAAGTCCATCCGATTGAAGCACCGTCTGTCTCTCCGCGATCTTGAACGTCTTTCGGGCTACTCACGAGGCTATATCCAGGACATTGAGTCTGGACGCCGCGCTCCCCGAATCTTCGTGGTGCGCTGCATTGCTGATGCGGTCACGGCCGATAGTGAGGAGCGCACCCAACTGGTCCAGGCCTTCGCCGACGAACTTATGGGGGCTGCATGCTGACCATTGCTGTATCGGACGATGGTGATGGGTGGGTAGGGGAGAATTTCAGGAGTGAAGCCCGCCGCGCTGCGGATGCTCTGAACCGGACAGCTGCACTCGCCGTGGAAGAGATCCGTGCAGAGATGCCGTTGAAGTTCACCCTCAGAAACAGCTGGGTTCTGAAAGGTGTCCGCTGGGATCGTGCGAATGCGAATGATCTGCAGGCCGAAGTCTACGACATGGACCCTTACATGCAAAAGCAGGAGGATGGTGAGCACTACGAGCCGCAGGGGCATGTAGCGATTCCCTCGGCTGCGAGGCCCACCAAGGGTTCACCGATTCCACGAAGCATGCTCCCCAATGCTCTTCGCGGCCGTCCGGATGTCTTTCGCTTCGACTTCTCAACGAACGCCAGTTATAAGCCCTACCCCCTCAATGGAATTTTCCAACGTGTCGGCGGCGGAAAATACTTCAAGGTGCTCTACCTCCTCAAAGACCAGAAGGATACGCGCCCCACCTGGAACTTCGCCGAAACTGTTGATCGGGCTGTCGACACTCACTTTCGTGGCAGCTTCGCCTCGGATTCAGATTAGAAATTTTGGAGATCATCAGGAGAATGTTAAGTGGTCTGGATTTGTTTTCCGGGTACGGAGGTATCTCGCTCGGACTCGCCGAGTGGGTCCGTCCCGTCCTTTATTGCGAAATCGAACGATATCCCCAGTCCATCCTGCTCTCGCGCATGGCCGATGGACAGCTGGCCCAGGCTCCGGTCTGGGACGACATCCGAACGCTTCGCGGCCACCCGTGGCGAGGAGCAATCGACATCATATATGGTGGTTTCCCCTGCCAGGACATCTCTCTTGCAGGAACTGGCCGCGGTCTGGATGGCGAGCGTTCGGGACTTTTCTTTGAAGTCGTGCGGCTGGCCGAGGAAATCGAGCCCACGTTCGTATTCCTCGAAAACGTGCCCGCGATCCGGACTCGCGGTCTGGACCGGGTTATCGGGGAGTTTTCCCGCCTCGGGTATGACTGTCGCTGGCGAACTCTTTCCGCTCATGCTGTCGGAGCCCCGCACGTCAGAAACCGCTGGTTCCTGCTTGCTGCCCACCCCGACCGCATCAAACGCTGGCACCAACCGCTCGCCTGGCGCCAGCAATGTGCGTCCGTCTCTGCATCACATGGCCCGGCACAACCTCTGGCCGACGCCGACCGTTCACGGGAACTATCAGAACAAAAAGCAGGGTGGATCGCAGCTGATCGGGCTGGCCACGGCAGTCCGCCTATGGCCGACGCCGCTGGCGAGGGACTGGAAGTACCCGGGCGGAAACCGAAAGACCATTCCGCTCAGTGGGCTCAGTGGTGGTCCGCTGAACCCATTGTGGGTGGAACTCCTGATGGGTTTGCCCGTTGGCTGGACATGTATAAAGCCCCAGTTCAATGCATGGTTAAAAGGATAGCTGTGTATGCCCATTGCCGCGAAGAA